AGCTGAAGCCCAAAGCAATGGTTTCGTGGTTGTATCGAGCAGTCCATGCTTCCTGTGCATTGTCATAAGCGATGGCAGAGCCCTCGTTCTTGACTGGTGCTGCAGAGAAGCCAGAGAGTTTTGTCTCTTCTTCGAAGCTACGCTCAGATGTCTCTGTTTCGTAGATCTCTTTGTGCTCTTGATCGTAAGTTGCGTATTGCAGACCGAACAAAGCGTTCAAACCTGGGAGCAACTCTTTAAGCAGTTGTGCGCGTGAAATAGCCATTATTTACTCCTTAGATACCAGTGGTATCGTTGTATTGGTGCAAGTTGAACTTGACCAAGAATTCGTAGTAAGTCGTGGCGCTTGCATTGGCGGGGCCAGTTGCAGTATCGGGCACAACGTCAACCACACGGATGGGAAGGGTAGCTGTAGTACCGGCGGATGCACCGTCAATACCATAGTACGAATCACCAGTGATAGTGCTGCCAGTGTTGACAGACAAAGCAACGTTAGAACCAACCAGTGCACGGCTATAAGCTGTAGGCACAGTTGTCTGACCGCTGCTGGCCACAACCTTGAACACGGCATTAGGATCATCTACAACATAACCAAAAGCCAAGGCTGTTGATGTTGATGTAGAAGCGGGGTAGAACTGACCCTGAACAGGCTGGCCTGCAGAGTTAGTGTAAGCACAACCAACCAATACGCCAACGCTGTCGCCGGTGTTGGTTGTTGTTTTAGCTACCAAGTAACCATTGGTATCAACTTGTACGGTATCACCGTTCAAGATGGCCGTGGCGTAGGAAGCCGCGATTGGGATTTGACGGATCGCTCCGGCGTAGGGCAAGCCATCCAATCGGTTGATTGGTTTCAAGCCATACGTCTTATCAACGGTAGGGTATGCCATTTAAGACTCCTAAAAAGATTTAAGCACCTTTGCCAAAGCTAGACGAGGATTTGTTCTCTCGGAAGAGAGGCATTCTCGGATCGCTCTGACGCATCAGGCTGTTGTCTACAGCTTCCGTCTGTGATTGTGTCAACTTGGCAAAGTGCGCATTACGTTGATCAACAAACTCTTTCGGAGTCTTGCAGAGTAACAACCCGCCAATCTCAATGTTGTCTTTGTATCGACTATTGGGATCAGCTAGCAGTCTAAATTTTGGCTGCTCTTCTAAAGCTACTGGCTCCCAGCCTTCGCGCAATTTGCTTGATAGGTTACGAGGGTCAGCTGCATTCAAATTTGCAACACGAATCCAACGATAAGAATAGTCCGGGTGCTTGTCTGGTTCAGGCAAAAGTTCGGCTTGCTGCCACTGCTTAGGGCGTTCGGCCATCAATCTGTCTTCAAGTTCACGCGGTTTTCTGTTTTCAGCCATTTTCAGGCCTCCATTTCGAGTTTCGCCTTGGCATATTGCTCAGGCGTTAAATTAAGTTTTTTGGCCAAGCTCAACTCAGATGGATTCAGACGAACCCTCTTTGGTGAAGTTGTCCTTGTAGCCGGTGCTACCACCGAGCTTTTACGCACTGGGCGTTCTTCTTGTTCCGCTTCTTCCTGGAATTTCTCCGGGAAACGCTTGCGGATGGTTGCGTCTATCTTACTGTAATACTCTTGTGATGAAACCTGAACACCCTCGCGGCGAAGCTTCTCATGTAAGCCAAGCGCCAGACTGGTCATCTCTTCATCTTCCCCAAACCACTGATTTCTCTGCTGCCAGGCTTGCGCGCTGGGATCAGGTTTGTACTGTGGTACAGGTTGTGGTTCAGTTTGTACTACAGGTTTTTCCTCTTGTAAAGGGGTTGGTTTAAAGTTTTTAACTTTATCCGCCTTTAAAGTGGCCTGAGTCAGACGCTCCTGGGCTTCCATAACCTTGTCAGTATCGCCAGAATCATAAGCTTCGCGGTACTCTTTCTTGGCCGCTTCGAGCTCCATCTGGACAGCGCGCTGCACTGTGGCCAGCACGTTCTTCTCACTGTTGCTCAGATTGGATTTGAGGCGCTTGTTCTCCTCCATAACCTTCTGGGCAAAAGCAATAGCCTCTTGCTGCTCGCGCAAAGCGTTCTCTTTCTCACGGCGTTCATCGTGAGCCAGCTTCTTCATCTGGATAAGCTTCTTCTTAACTTTGCTGGAGTAGTCTTCCAGCTCATCGTTGTAAAGCTCTTCTTTAACATTGTCCGGCAGAGGCGGCTTGTTGCGATCCTCTGCAGGCGTGTTGTCTTCTACGTCAATGATGATCTGCTCATCAGTTTGATCGTCTTCTGTGGTGACCTTTACGTCATCCTGTTCATCGGGGAATTTAAATTCAGCCATGTCGCTCCTTATTTACGGCGGATACCGCGTGGATCGTCTACTACACCTTCAACAGAATCGTCATTGATCACACGGAATTCTTTGCCGTGAATGACCAGTCGCGTTCCTGAATTGGGCCTGATCAAGATAAAGTCACCCTTCTTGCAGTACGGGCCAGATGGGAATCGGCTCTCGTCTTTGTAGCAATCTGGGCCCATGTCTACTACGAACAACACAGTAGTCAGGGTTTCCTCAACCATGATCGTCTCTTCCGCTTTAATGAGTCCGGACTCTCCGTATTCTTTCTCTATCTCTGGGATAGCACAAAGAATTCTGTAACCAGATGGACGGGGAAGTTGTTTAGCCTTCTCCTCTGGTTTAGTGTTCAAGATCTTGGATAAATCCACCGCCTTGGTAATATCGAGATTGGAAATCTCACTCGTCATCGTCATTGTTGACTAGTCTTTCTTGTAGGTCTGTGATGAATAAACGCGCAGTGAGTAGACCTTGCACCTCTCCGCACATCTTTTTGTACTCTGGGTAATCCTTTGCATGGCCATCGGCCATAGATTCCTGGATGTACAAAACCTTGTCATTGATCTTCTGGATCAAATGTTGTAAATACTTATCGACCATTTCGTCCCTTTATAAGGTCAGCCAATACACTGCGCTTTTGAGAGTCTTTGTCAGCCTCTAAGCTCAGTTTGTTTTTCTCCATGTCAGCTTGAAGTCGAGCCATATCAATCTCCTTTTGGGTCATGATGCGTTCGCGCTCAATCTGTTGCTGGGACTGTTTCAACTGGACTTCAGCCGCATCCTTCTGCTGCTTACGTTGAACCTCTTGTCCCTTGATCTGCAACTCTTGCTGTTGCATCTGGATCATTGGATCCTGTGCCATTTGTGCATTTTGTGCCTGCTGTGCCTGGGCCGTGTTGGACTGCAGCAGCTGGGCACCCGCTTGGGCAATCAACCTAGACAACTGAACCTCAACGTCTTCTGGCAATTTCTCGTCTGGCGGTGGCAATGGCACTCCCATTTGCTTCTCGATCAACTCGCGGTAATAGAAGCCTAAGTGCTCGGCAATGTGTGCCTGCAGCGCGGCCATGATCATGTTGGCTTGTGGGTTCTGGCCAATCGTCTTCATGATCAATGGGTCTTGCATGAACATCTGGTGGGCTGCAATGTGGGCTTGTTGATCTTGGTAGATAAACGCCTTCATTGGCTGGCCCTTCAGAGCATTCATGTTCTCTGTAATAGGATCTTTTGGCAGCTCGTCATCTGGCAACGGCACCAGCTTCTGTGCATTTTTGATNCCCAGCACATCCAGCATCTGGCGGTGTAACTGTGGTAAGTCATAGATCTGCGGGGCCATCTGGGCCAGCTGGATCACCGCTTGATACTGGACAATCTTCTGTGCCATCGTGGCAGCATTGGGATCAGACACAGGAATAACATCCACCATGTCGTAATCAGACTGCTTGGCTTTGCGGCTTCCCTCTTCTGGCTCATAAGAGTACTCAGGCGGCGTGAACTCTTTGATAATGTCGCGCAGCAGATGCAGCTCTTGCTTGAACGAGTAGTGAATACGCGCTTGAACAGCCGTCATCACTTTCAATGTGCGCTCAAGGATCGCCAGTGTTGTACCCACTGGTGAATTGGCAGACATATCAGCCACTTGGATGTCGGCAGCAGACGCAAACTTACGGCCTTCGTCTACGATCTTATCAAGCAACCCAGCCAGAACCTGTGACGGCTCTTTGTATGGCAAAGCCATGATGTTTTCTGCAATAGTGCCG